TGTTGGTCAACCATTTACGTTTGCGTTCGCACAAGTTGGAACTAACTGTGGACTTGTTGGACAGAATGCTTGTGTTGAAGTTGATGGTGCTGCGTACTGGATGTCAGAGAATGGTTTCTTTAGATATGCCGGTAAGTTAGAATCATTACCTTGTTTAGTAGAAGACCATGTATATGATAATATAAATTTAGATTCTGGTAATCAAATGGTATCAGCAGGATTAAATAATTTGTTTGGTGAAGTTATTTGGTTCTATCCAACAACAGGATCTTCTGTTGTAAATAGAATGGTTGCATATAATTATTTTGATTCATCACCACAGAGACCCGTATGGACAAATGGCACCTTAGCTAGAACTATGTGGGAAGACTCTGCAGTATTTGGATCACCACATGCATTAGAATACGATGCAGCTAATGATAGCTCGTTTGACGTTGTAGGTAATACTGAAGGTAGAACAACATACTATCAACACGAAACAGGAACCGATCAAGTTAAGGGTGGAACTGTTACAGCTATCACAGCAAACATTGCATCAGGAGATTTTGATATTACACAACAAAGAGCATCTGCTACAGGACAGTCAACAGGTGTTGCAACATTTAGAGGAGATGGTGAATTTTTAATGAAGATAAGAAGGTTTATACCAGACTTTATATCTCAAACTGGTAATACACAAGTTACACTACAATTAAGAAATTTTCCTAACGATAGTCAAGCTAGTTCAGCATTAGGACCTTTTACAGTTTCATCGTCTACACAAAAAGTAGACACACGTGCAAGAGCTAGAGCTGTTGCATTAAAAGTAGAAAACACATCATCAGCTCAAAGTTGGAAGTTAGGAACTTTTAGATTAGATATACAACCAGACGGACGTAGATAATGGCAAAGATAGTACAGGTATTAACAAGACCATCGAAACAATATGATTTACCTACAGCGGAAGCTCAGGTAAGAGATCTTGATGCAATTGTAGAAAAATTAAATACAACGTTTCAAGAAGAACTAAAGGATGAGGTAGAAGCATTTAACTTCTTTTTAAATTAATGGCTAATAGTTTTATAAATAAAAAAGTAGATTTAACGACAACAGATTTAACTACACTATATACAGTGCCTAGTTTCAAAGCTGCTGTTGTAAAATCATTGTTAGTATCCGAGGACGCTGGATCAGGGTCTACTATAACTATAACACTAGTAAACTCTAGTGGTACTATATTTAATTTATTCAAAGATAAATCTATTGGATCTAAAGCTACAACAGAACTTTTAACTCAACCTCTTGTAATGGA